TCGGGGATTCTTCTTGGTAAGCACAGTAAAACAATATCTCATATAAAGAGAATTAACTAAAGAATTTATAATAACAGTCAAAGGATGTCCTGATGGATTACTTCCAAAAAATGATACAAGATCACCATTGAAATTCATCCATGCAAAAGCAGTATCAATACCGATACCACGTATAACGAGAAGGTCTCGATCGCTATAATTTCCACTAGCCTCACAAACCGCTATAATAATATCAAAAGCCAATTGTATAATTTCTGCACACATTCGTTTATCAAATTTAGAAAAATCTCCAGCAACAAGTTTATCTAAACCAAAATGGGTTAAGTATTTTTTAAGCACTTCCCATTCAGGTGATTGACAAACTATACCACAAGCACACTCAAAAATGTACTGATTAGATTGTAACAAACGAATGAAAGATAAAGTGTATTTTCTATTCACTATGCTCCATGCAACAGGAGCACCAGCGAAAAGTCTCGTTTTACCGAGCAGTGCTTTAGTTTCCGCAACAGCTTCATCTTTCAAGTTTCCACGAAATATCGCATTACTTCGAATACCATTTCTATAATCATCTTCGATCCTCTCCATCTGTTCTTCAACTTCATTTGAGAACTTTACAGGATCCAAATTTTCTCCTCTAGCTTCAATGGGTGTAATATAAAACCGTTTAGAACGATTATAAGGATGTCCCATAGAAGTATTTCGATTAATCTTATCCACATAAGTAACTCCAGCAGCGCCATTAACGGCAGTGAAGTTATCATAAACATGAACTTGCTCTTTCAAAACACTCTTGGGAATAGCCTTTAAAATATCTTCAACAAAAGCATCTTTACAATCCATTAAAATTTGAGGATCAAATTTATTGGCAGGGTTAACCATCTCTTTGGCGGCTAAATGCCAAGGTCTCCAAGAGACCAAATCTGGGGCAGTATACTTAGTGCTATAATTACACTTACTCAAATATTCATTCATTGGAGTATTCTCCACCCTAGATTTTCCATGAGCTCGAGGAAGAGTCAAAGACCCAACCACTTGAGCAGCACCTTGATCAATAAAACGAAAGGCCGATTTCTTATGTAAATCCACAACACCAACTGGAACAGAAGGAACATCTACTATAATACCTGTGTCTTGTACATGAAAACGAGTCATAGTGTTCACAGTTTCTTGAAGAAATTCTCTTGTTACTCTTTCAGAAGCAACATCGCTAATAAAAGCACTACCTAGATAATGAATACCTAAAATAGAAGGACCAAAACCAGTCCTCGTTACGAGAATGGATC